CTTATCAGAGGTCTTGGATACAGAGTAACTATGTCTAAAGCACAGAAAAGTTATTGTAATGGAGTTGAAAAAAGAGATAAATACAGATTATATATACAGGGCGATAAAAAAGATAAATTATTTAATCTTCCTAGAAAGAAAAATAGATGTGTTGAGCGTGATTTTCCTACTCATAAGAAAATAACTGATGTTAAATATAAGCGTAAAGAACAGGCTTATTGCATTAAAGTATCCAACCCTAACGGATTATATGTTGCAGGTAAAGATTATATCCTAACCCACAACAGCGATGGTTTGATGATAGCTTTATTTGTTGGTATTTTATCTAACCCTGGAGCTAAATGTGGATATTTCAGGCGTACATTCACACAGCTAGAGGGTGCTGGTGGAGCTATTATGCGTTCTAAAGAGTTATTCAGTGAGTTTCCTGGTGCTAAATGGAATGGTAGCAAACATAGATGGACTTTTGAGAATCTAAACGGTGGTATTATCCAATTCTCACACCTACAAAACCAAGACAATGTTTATGATTACCAATCACAGCAGTTTGATTATATAGCTTTTGATGAATCAACACAGTTTACAAGATTTATGTACAGATACTTGATGACAAGAAATAGAGCAACCATCCAAGGTACCTTTCCACTATTTATGATGGCTACAAACCCTGGTGGTATAGGTCATCAGTGGTTTAAGAAGGAATTTGTTGATATAGGAGAGGTCGAAAAAGCTCATCTGGTTGAAGTTAGACCGGGTAAAAAAGAAAAACATATGTTTATACCAGCTAAATTAGAGGATAATATCATTTTAGAAGATAGGGACGCAGGTTACCGCGATGTTTTAGAAGGTATGGACGAAATAGAAAGAAAAAGACTGTTATATGGTAACTGGGATATACATGAAGGACAATTTTTCCATAAATTTAGCAAACAAACAAACACTATGGAATCATTTGAGATACCAGAATACTGGAAAAGGTTTATTTCCATTGATTATGGACTGGATATGTCTGCTGTTTACTGGTATGCCTTAGATGATTTAGGTTTTTATTATGTTTATAAAGAACTATTCAAACCTAATTTGTCTTTGTCTGACCTTGCAGTGGCTATTCACGAGAAAACATCACCACTAGAAAGAGATTCACTGGCTTATACCATAGCTTCACCGGATTTGTGGAATAGAAGACAGGAAACAGGTAAATCCGGGAGGCAGATACTTGTCAAAAACGGGCTTAAAGGATACGCTTTAAGGGCAGCTGACAACCGTAGAGTAGAAGGTTGGCGAGTAGTAAGAGAATATTTAAAGCCTATAGAAGACCCTTTCTTTGATGGTGAAGGTTCAGCCCCTAAAATAGCAAGAATAAGAATTTTTAACGATAAAGTAAGGAAATTACAGAACCACCTACCAGCTTTACAACATGATGATTCTAACTCAGATGACGCGGCAGGACAACCACACGATATAACTCACGCACCAGAAAGTTTTAGATACTTTTGTATGTCAAGACCTCCCCTTAAATCATTGACAAAAGAAAAAAAGGAGGATTTACTGACAGAAAGAGCAGAAAGAATGGCTAATAAGAACAAGTATACCGGCTATTAACTTGATAAAAAGGTAAAAGTATGATAAGGTAAAAATAAAGAAGTTGTTAAATTTTTACAACTTCCCTAAATAAATAGAGGTGGGGGAAATTTATAAACTTAAATGCAAAAGTTGTGGAAAGACTTTAGCAGAAGCAGACTTTAAAGGAATAATTAAAAAAAAGTGCCCTAAATGCACAGAAATGAACATATATATTAAGCAGCCAAGCGGTAAGATTTACGAATTTATTGAAAAGTAAATAAACCAGCAGCTCTAGCAGCTCCCAATGCGGGGAATAACAACCCGTGGAAGGAGTTGTTTTTAATTTAACACCAATAAATAGGAGGTTTTAATTATGCCAGACCCTAGAATCGCAGGACAAGCACCAGCACCTCAACAAGGTAGACAAGGACAGCAACGACAAGGTAGACAAGGACAAGACCCTATGAAGCAAGCACAAATGGAAATAGCACAAATGCCGCGTCCAGAACTAGAACAATTGGCTATGCAACTTATAGTAGAATTACAAAAAATACAAGGTGGAGGTCAACAAGGTGGTCAACCACAGCAAGGACAAGGACAGCCTTTGAGATAGCAGGAGGTTAAAAAGTGGATAATTTAGACAGAAGAACTTACGGACAAAAAGAAATCACAGAAGAAATAAAAAATATATTCACTTATTATGACGGCTATCGCAAGCAATTTGAGGATAAAGTCATAAAAAACTACAAAACTTTTATAGGCTATGTTGAAGAGGTGGAGGAAGAGGGCAAATCAAACCTCCATATACCTAAAACATATGAAATTTTAGATACTATTAGAGCTAGAATTTTAACTACTTTTTTCAATAATAGACCTTATATAGAATTTACTGCCATGCCAACAGCAGCAGAGGTTTCTAAGATGATTATTAACGAAGAAAAGGCAGAAGTAGCCGGTAGTTTTGTGGACGAACAGCTTGAAAAGAACAATATTAAGTCAGTATTTTATGATTTTGTTACTACAATGCTATTTGCACCGGCAGCTTTTGTTAGTGTTGGCTGGAGGTATAAAGAAGAACAAGTTAAAAAGAAGACAAAAGTACCAGAAGTTAATGAAAGAACACAATCCTACACAGGTGATTGGGCGTGGGGTATAGTTGAAAGCACTGAAACTATCTGGGACGATAACGAGATTAACAATGTTGACTTCTTTGATTTCTGGGGCGACCCTGATAGCACTAATTTAGATGATGCCCGCGGAGTATTCCATAGAGAATGGATAACTAAAAGCAAATTAAAGGATAAACTTGAGCTTTTAGCAAGAATAGGCGATGGTGTTGTTTATGATATTGATTTAGATAAAGTAACAGGTAACTCAAGAAAATCAAGTGAGGGTAAATACAAAAGATTATCCTCTGTAGGAATCTCATCTACAGGTAGCGACCCTTTCAAAAATAGTGAAGATGAAAGAATAAGCAGTAAAGAAGAAGTGGAGCTCTTACATTATTGGGAAGATGACAGACATACAATGTTAGTTAACAGAGAAGAAGTTATCTATGATGGTGCTAACCCTTACTGGCGTCATAGGAAGAAACCTTTTATCAAAGCTACATATGACCAGCTGCCAAACCAATTTTACGGTCTTTCAGCTGTTGAGCTCATTAAACCTATGCAGGAAGAATTAAACACTATGCACAACCAGCGTATGGATAATGTGAATATGCTCCTTAACAGTATGTGGAAGAAGTTAAGAGGTTCAGATATTACTGAATCCGACCTTGTTTCAAGGGCTGGTGGTGTAGTTGAAGTAGATAATATGGATGATTTAGAGCAGATACAGATGTCTGATATACCTCAATCAGCTTTTATGTCAGAACAAAAGTTAAGCTCTGATTTAGAAAAAGCCCTGGGTACTCCAGCTAATATTAGAGGTGGTTCAGCAGGCGGCGAACAATCAGCCACAGAAGCTAATATAATAGCTCAATCAGCAGGTACCAGGTTTGGAGTTAAGATAGAGTTATTCGCTTCGTTAGGCTTAAAAAGAATGGCTTATATGATGGATTTAAACAACCAACAATTTATCTGTGATGATAGAGCAGCAAGACTAGACCCGGAAGAAAGAAATTCCTGGCAGTCTATAGCTCCAGATGATTTAGTGGGAGAATACGATTACAGACCAGCTACATCGTCTGTTGAGAAAGCAGCTAATAAAGATTTAAGAAGACAGCAGCTAACAGAAGTGCTAGGTTTCTTGATGCAGGCAGAGATACCTTTTATAAATTACAAGAAGATGGTAGAAGAATGGCTAAAAGAGTATGATATTTCTAATCCAGAAAAGTTTATGATTCCAGAAGAAGAATTTGAAATGGTGAGAAGACAAGCAATAGAGGAATATTCACAGCAAATAGGTGTACCGGTACAGAATGAGTTCTTTACAACAGCTAAATCTGGGAATACCGGTGGTACTGGTAACTTAGGTAAAGCACAGATGAAGAATCCAACTAAAGCAGCAGGTGGAATGACTTCTAAAGGTCAACCACAACCCCAACCTTTCAATAATGGAGGTAGTTAATATGCCTGATAAACCACTTGATGACCATTTAACAGAAGACCAGGCTTTAGCTTCGTTACACGGGAGTGTTGGTTGGAATTATATGGTTGATTTCTTAGAAACTAAAAGACAACATTTACAAAGAGAGTTTGAAAGTGTAAAGCCAAGTGATTCTAATAGGATTGCAGCTATTCAAGCTGAACTGAAACTTATAAATAAAATTATTGATAGACCGAAATTATATTTTAATCGAATAAATAATATGGAGGTTAAATAATGAGTGAAATATTTGGGAAAACAGCTCGCCGTGAAGACGATAACGAGAATGATTTTCCCCCAAGTCAGACCCAGAATGAAGAAGTTGAGGAGCAAGACCAGGAGCCTAACACTCAATCCCAGGAATCGACCGGAGAAATTGAGCAAGGGAACGTCCCGGAGGAGCAGACTGGACAATCTGGACAATCTGATTCAGAAGAAAAACAGGAAAAACTTTTAGGTAAATTCAATGACCGAAGTAGCTTATTGGAAAGCGTTAAAAATTTAGGGGACAAACTAGGTAAGAATGTTGACCCTGCCAAAGCTATACAGGCAACTGATGAGGAACTGGTTAAAATATATCAGGATTTAGAAAGCCAATTGGGCCATACATCAGATGTCGATAAAACTAGGCAGGAGAATCAACAGTTAAAAAGTAAGTTAAGCCAATATGAACAACAATTACAACAAACACAACAACAGATGACCCAAATGCAGAGATATTTACAAAATATGAACCAGCAACAAAATGTACCACCACAGCAACAAGACAATCAAA